AGCAGACACGCAACTTCTCGACGAGTTCAACGCCTTTGTCAAGCGTTGGCTGCGCCGCAATCTAACACCGTTGGAGCACGACACGGATATCAGTGTACCGACCTGGTTGCAGCAGTGCAATTATCCTTATTGGAGGAAATTGGAACTCGAGGAGGAATACAACACTTTCAACACGAACGAGCCTATGAATGAGAAGGACCGTCAGGTGAAAAGCTTTGTTAAGGACGAGTCATACGCAGACTGGAAGCATGCACGCATGATCAATAGCCGTTCCGATCGGTTTAAGATTTATTGCGGACCTGTTATCCGGGCTGTCGAACAGCGAGTCTTTAAGTTGCCCCACTTCATAAAGAAGGTGCCGATCGCCGAGAGGCCGTCGGTAATCCTTCGTGACGTTGGTGATGCAGCTGATCGATGGGTAGCCACAGACTACACATCATTCGAAGCCAACTTTACACCAAGATTCATGCAGGCCTGTGAATTAGAGATGTTACGCTACATGACCAAGCATTTGCCAGGGCATAAGGAATGGATGAAAACGATTGAAGATACCTTCACCGGTGTCAATCACTGCAAGTTCCGCCAAGGCTGGTTTGAGATCACAGCGTGCCGCATGTCCGGAGAGATGTGCACGTCACTACATAACGGGTTTGCCAATCTGATGGCATTTCTATTCGTGTGTGAAAAGTCCGGGGTCCAGGTGCGACTCAAGGTTGAAGGCGATGACGGCATCGCCGCCATATCTGGCCCGGTTGATCAAAGCCTGTTCGCCCGCATGGGGCTCATGATCAAGTTAGAAAAACATGCCGCGTTATCCGAAGCTAGCTTCTGTGGCCTGGTGTTCGCACCAGAGGATTGCATTAATGTCACTGACCCCCGTGAGGTCTTGGCAGAATTTGCGTGGTGCTCCAAACGCTACGCACACTCCTCGTCACACAAGCTACGGGCCCTCCTCCGCTGCAAGGCGTTGTCGTTGGCGCACCAGTACCCTGGTTGCCCTATTATCGACGCGCTTGGCCATTACGGAATAAGGGTAACGCGCCGCTACCATATGGGGGCTGTATCCATCGTCGAGAAATCCCGTTCCTACTCCATGTGGGAGCGCGAACAGATCCGAGATGCAGTCACCTGCGGTCAGCTACACCGCACGGAATCGCCACCCGCCACGCGTGAACTCGTTGAGCGGCTGTATGGAATTACCGTAGAACAGCAAAAACAAATCGAGGCTATGCTCGACTCTAAAATGGACTTTGACGAGATCGACATAGAACTGCAGGGGTTGCCCCGCAGTTGGAGTAAGTATCGGGATCTTTACGTGCTCACTCCGGTAGATTTAAACCGACCGAATGGCGACTGGCATCAGCATAACAATTGCGCCTTTAACGTCAGCATCTGCTCCACAACGTTCAATGCACGTGGAGACAAGATTAGGCCGGTCTACTAGGTATGCGGAGTACTCGCTCCCAGGGAAAGTCACCCCTGCCTTGCACAGACACCGAAGTCAAACGAGATAATTGGCCGTATCCTCCCCCACTATTCCCTGATTGTGGGCCGG